CCTGTCTTTTCAAAAGATTGGTTACGTTCTTTCCAGTTCTCAGAATAGTAAAAATATTCATAATTTTCAGACTTTCTTAACAACTCAACAGGAATGTGGTTAGCATCCCAAAAATTAGATATCGGATTCTTTCTGTATAGTATTGCAAATGAATTTAGTATTTCAAAATCAGTAGATACCATTTGTGAAATTTCATCCAATGAATAAGGTGCGTTTCCGTTCTTCTTTATCAATTCCCATTTAGCAGTGTCGTTTGTTTTACAGTCTAAACCACTTGAAGCAATATATTTCACCTTACTATTTACTATTCCTTGATGAATAGATGAGTTGTAATAAAGTGAAACTAAAAATTGAGGGTAAAGGTTATCTTCACCCCACGAGATAAAGCTCTCTCCTCGTTTCTGCTTTTCAACAGGAAGTGGAATATTAGCCTCTCTAAATATATATTCGTTAAATTCATTCATATACATTACGAATAGTTGTTGTATCGTTAAATGTTGGTTCTGTTGCTTCTATACCTTCTACTCGTGCCTTTCCTTGTTCACAAAGTATTCCTAAATTATAGTTTTCTTCATTCGCCACTTCCATTTGGTAAACATAATAATAGTAATCTCCCAAAGGTAAAGTTAAATCAGTCCCTTCGTATAAGTTAAATAGGTTAAATCTTTTTTTTGAAGTAGATAAGTCAGTAAGATTACAGAAATATTCTTTGTTTGATTGTTCATTCACAAACCTAAATAACCATATCTCAGGAAAATTCTCGTTAGACTTTTCGGTTAAAGTCAAACAAATTTGATTATTTTGGCTTTTTTGTAGTAGAACGAACACGTTTTTTGGGCTTTACTTCATTAAAGTTACTAATTTCTTTAAATATATTTGGTAAATATTTAAATAAAAGTTCTTTATTTTCTTCTGTTGACTCTACATACATTTTTAAACGGTCAATCCAAACCAATTTATTAGCAAATTCTTCTAAATATTCCATAGTTATAAATTAAAAAGGGTAGCACTAAGCCACCCTTTAAAGTTAATTAAAAAATTAATTATTATGAAAGTAAACTTGTTACAATTGCATCTGATACTTTTGGTGCATTTTGTTTTTCTCTACCTGAGAAAGTCAAAGTTACTCCATTCATATCGTCAAATTTAGTACCAGAAGTTCTATTAAATAAGAATTTACAACCATTGTCAACTCCTAACACTTCATTAGTACCATCGTTTAATTTTGCAATAACACAAACTCTATCTTTTGATAAATCTTGTAACTGTTGTACCATTTCAGCTGTATTCCCTGCCAATTTGATATTTCCAGCAATTTCAAAACCAGTTGAAGCATTTTCTCTTGATCCAATTGCATTAACTGTAAAGTCAGACATTTCAGCATCAACAGTAACCGTATAGAATAATTTAACCCCTACGTTAGCCATTGCAGTAATCTCGCCGTTTGTGCGAGTATAAGTATAGTTTGCCGCGCCTGTAGTTTCATCTCTCAATGAACCAATGAAAAGCGTAGCAACACCCCCAGCGCTATCGCAGTTGAGGGCATTAAATCCTGCTGTTAATTCACACATAATTTATTATGCTTTTTTAAGTTTAACAAAGTATTGAGGAAATACATATTGAACTCCAAATCTGAAAGAAGTTTCAGCCTTTAATTTTTCATTATAAGCGTCAAATTTGATATCGAAGTTTTCATCGTCTCTTGAATCCACTCCTAAGAAAACCAATGAAACAGGTAAAGCAAAGATGTCATTTTTACCATCTAACGCAGGTACAGTTACAACCTCAACGTTAGTTTGTGGTAACAAGAAACGAATAGCACCACCTTCCGCTGTATATTCGATACGGTCATAAGCGTTATTATCATTCCATTGTTTAATGATTGCTAAAGCCTCAGTTCTACCTGTGTACAATGCGATTGGCATCTCAGCATCAAAGATTTCAGCAGGTATCTTAGTGAACACTTCGTAAGCTGCATCATAAGCGTTAGCTGAAGTCAAAGAAGCGTAAACCGAAGTAGTTTCTAACACGTCTCCATCAGCTTCTAATAATTTTTTCAAACCGTTAAAGTGTACTAAATTAGGGTCTAAAGAAGCAGTATCACCTAACCACACTAATCTTTCAGCTTGTTTTTGAAGCATCTTAGTCAAGTAAGCCATTAAAATAGTCTCAAGTGGTGCAGGAAGTTGTCCTTCTTGGTTTTTCATTCCCAAAGAATTCAATACTTGTGTCATTTTTGTATTCAAGTCCTCATTACAAAACTCTACACCCATGTACAATGGCTTAGTAGTTAAAACTTTCTCAGTGAAAACTACAGAACCATCAGGTGAAGGAGTACAATTAGCTTTTGCTTGTAAAGCTACACTTGAAGATAAAAGAGCAATCTCGCGAGAACCTTTAACACCTTCTTCTAATGCTAATGATTGTAAGAATCTTGAAGTTTCTACTAAATCAGCAGTTATGTTTGGAAGTGTGTTATCTTTCCACGCTGCTAAGCCCGCTACATCGTAATCGAACTTTAATTTTAAATTTTTTGCTAAGTTCATTTTGTTTTTTATTTTTTAGTTAATATTTCTTTTACTGAAAGAGTTTTAAACTCTTCTACTTTTTTACGCTCGTCTTTAAACTTGCTTTCTTTTACATTTGCCAATTCTGAAAATTTAGCGTCATATTTCGCTTCAATTTCTTTAATACGTGCATCTGTGTCCTCAATTACTTTCTGAATGATAGTGTCAAACATTTCTTTTGACATTACTTCTTCAGTAGTTGTAGGCTCTTCAGTCTCTTCAGACATTACCTCTTCTTTACCAACCAACACACCTTGTGCATCAATTGAAATTACCCATAACTTTCCTTCATACTCAACTTGGTATTGACCCTCAGGTGCAGGAATTTGGTCTCCATTCTCGTCTACTACGAAAAAAGGAGTACCTTCCGCTAATTCACCCTCATACACTAATGTAATTCCGTCAACAGTTGGCAACTCAGAAAAGTTAACTTTAACCTCTTCTTTCTTGAAGAAATCAAAAATACTTTTTACTTTTTTGTCCATATTTATTTTAATTTAATTTCAATTTGTTCAAAAACACCCTCTACACTATAACCACTAAACTCCCCTTTCTTAACTCTATTCCATAAACTTGGATTATCAATCTTGTACGATCTTATCCAAGTTCCATTTTGTAAATTGAATCCTTGTAATTGTTTAGGTATGTGAGAATTATGCGAAATAAGGTAGTCTGAAAGCATTTTTACACCTGTTACTACTCTATTACTATCGTGTTCTATATTAACGTTGTTAAAGAAGCCGTTTTGGATGTTCTTTTTACGTATCAAAGCAATTGTCTCAGGCTTAAATAATACGTATCTTTCAGGATTACTTCTATAAATTGGTGTGTTAGCTGAAATCATTACACCCATTACTATTTTTTTTTCTTCATTAAAGTAGTATTTAGGTGTATTTTCATCCTTATTAAATGCGAAATAAGGCTTAGAATGTGCAGGTCGCAAAACAAAAGAGTTAAAATCAACTCCTGTTTCATCATTTTCATTCACTACTAATTCAAAAAAAGGTAACATATTATGTTAAATAGTTTAATAAAGTTATAAAATATTATGTTAAATAGTACTAATCACCTGTGTTTTTTTACTTTTTTCTTGCATTTTAGTAATATCTGAATCTAAGACAACTACTTTATAAGTACTTTGAGCTGTAATTTGTTGCTGTTGTGCTTGATTTGTTACACTTTGTTGCTGTTGATTAGGTCTATTCATACTCGGTGCTTGTACACTCGGTATAGGTGCATTAAGAATCTTTTTTGCGTTATTCATAGCCATTGTAACTGTAGCAATACCTTGAGTTATATAACCAGCTAAAACAAACGGAGCTGCTGGCCCTGTTGAAGCTGCGGCTGCTGTAGCTCCTACAATTGTACTTGAAATTGATTTCGCTGTGTCAACTGTTAATTGAGCAATTGCGAAAGCCTTTTGAATTTTAGAACCTTGTTCACTTGCATTCGCTAATTGTCCAAACATATTAGAAGTCTGTTCGATTAAGAAATTTTTAGCGTCAACTAATTCTTGATCTAATTGCTTTTGGTAATCTACTGCCTCTTTGTTTATTTCTTTAATCTTTTGCGCGTGTTCTGCTTCAATTAATGCAAGTTGTGCTTTATTACCTTCTACATTTAGTTTACGTTGTTCGTAATCTGCATTCTCTAATTCAATTTGTTTTTCTTGTTTTAGTTTAAAGTTTTCTGCGCTGTTTATTATCTCAGCTTGAATACTTGCTTTTTGATCTTCTAATGCTTTGTTTTTATCTTCTTTTTCTTTTTCGCTTTTAATTTTCTTTTGTTCTTCTAACAATGCATTTCTTTCAGTTTCTTGTTGAATCAATAATTGTTTTTCGAGTTCTGCAAATTCTTTTTTCTTACCATATTGGTTTTTTATTTCTTCTAATTCTCTATCGTGTTTAAGTTTTAATGCAACCAATTCACGTGCATTGGTATCTTCAATATTAGCAACTGTTAAATCTTCTAATCTACGTCTTAAAGCAAGTTGTTCTTGTGCTTCTTTTTCTCTTTGTTCTTTTAGTTTTTGACTTCTTTCTTTTTGTTTTGATATAGCATCTTCATTATCTTTTTTTCTTTCTTCTATTTGACTTCTATTGTATTCCTCATCTAAAACTTTTAAATCAGTTAATAATTGACGTTTTTTATTTCTTTCTTCTATATTCAAACTTCCTTTATAACCTAACGCAAATGCTAACTCATCTAATGATTTTTTAATTAATGCTCTTTCTGCTTCATAAACTTCTTTATCTGTAGCCCCTTTTGCTTTTAAAATTCTTATATTATTTTCAAGTTCTGTTGTCCCTCCTTTTCTTTCAGATCTTAATTTAGTTAATAAATCTAATTCTTTTTGTAATTGTTCTTTATATGCCTGTTGTCTTTCTTTCAATTTACGAGTTTTCTCTGCAGTTTCATCGGTACTATTACCAAATAAACCCATAGCTTCAGCTGCTAAACCCAACAAAACTATTACTGCTCCTATTCCTGTTGCTGCTAATGCTATTCTAAATGCCTTCATAGCACCTGTAGAAGCACCTACTACAAATGTATAAGCCTTTTGTAATGCAGTCATTGTTCCTGTCGCTTGTGCGTTTGCTATTTCCGCACCTGTTAAAGAAGTAACTGCACCTATAACCTTTGTTTTAATTGATGTTGCTAAATCTGTTGCATCATTCTTTAACTCTTTCATTGCTGAAATTCCTTGAGTTAAAGCAATAGCACCTTGTACCTTTAACATTTGCTTTTCAATCTCTTCACTTTGTTGACCAAACAAAGCCTGTGCACCTGTTACTGCTGAGAAAGCCCCTGCAATACCTTCGGCTGTTCTTTGAAATTTGCCACCAAACACTTCAGGGTCTGCATCGTTTATAGCATCAGCAACCCCACGCATTTGTTCTTTAATTTGACCAGCACGTTTAGCAACTTGCTCAAACTCTTTACTTGCAGGGTCTAAGTTTTGAAGTTGTATAGTAAGTTCTCTTAATTCCTTTCGTAAAGATGTGAAAGAACCGCCTGTTTTCTTTGCTTCTTTACCTACGTTCTCAATACTATCTCCTACTTTGTCAACATCGCTTTTAGCATCTCCTGTGTCAACTGAGACTTTAAATATTATATCTTCTGCCATTATAATGTTGCTATATAGTCATTAATTATATTTTCTTGTGCTGTTATTTCTGTGGTTACATCAGCATTTAAAACTTCGTTACCTACCTTAATTAAGGTTAAATAACTACTCTCTACATAAGTGTAGGCACCTCTTACTTCTTGTATTACTTCTATCATTATGACAAACAATTTAAAGTTAATTGACTAATATCAAACGAACATTGATTTGAACTTGCTCCACTTGTTCTCACCGCTTGTAATGTTATTGGTGTTGTATCACTTGGTAAATCTGTAGTGATACTTCCCTCAACTATTAAATTATTTTCTAATGACATTACTTTGTAATAAACAGTGTTAGAATTGAAAGGGTTGTATAATTCAAAC